CGTAAGTCAAGGCCAGCGGCAATGCATCACCGGCCACTGCCTCACCATTGACTGTCGTTGCCTCGCTGCGAGGCCAGGACAGTGCCTGATCATAGCCGCCGGTCCGGCGTCCCGTGAATCTGGACTCATAGAGACCGTCGACGGCCTGCGACCCACGCACCAGCGCCGCCAGACGATCGCCGTCGCTGGCCGCGGCCCACGCGGCATTGGCGCGCTCGACAAAATAGGCATCGGCGGCAGCAAGCGTGCCGTAAAAGGATGCGGACATGAAAGCTCCGATGTCGGTCGATTAAAAGTGGATGCCCCTCTCCCCGCGTGAACGGGGAGAGGGAGATTAAGCTCAGGTAGCAGTGGTGATCTCGTCGCCATAGGCCATCGCCGCCGGCAGACGAACTTCGGTACCGCCGGTGCGGGCGATGACGCCGGTCTCGAAGCTCATGATCGACTTCTGGCGCGGCTGCAGCACCCGACGCGGCATCGGCAGATGGAACCGCAGCACCTCGGGATCGCGGCGATAGACGACCATACGGCCGCCGCCATCCTGCGAGGCCGTCGCAAGCTCGCGCAACGGCTGGATATCGAGAGGCTGGCCGGTCTCGGCCGTGTAGACATTCCCGCGCCGCAGGAACTCCAGCACGGTGATATAGCCATCGCCATCGGCAAGGCGCTTCGTGGCGATCAGGCGGAAGGCTTCCGGCGGCAGACGCAGGCTGTCGATCCATTCGACCTCGCCGGTCCTCTTGCGCACGCCGCCGATAAGATCATTGACGTCGCGCAGGATCTGGTCGGCCGTCTTGGCAGACCAGTGCGTCGAGCCGCTTGCACCATCGGCAGCGACATCGGCACGCGATACGTTCGGATCGTTGACGAAACCGGTCCAGCCTTTTTCCGTCGAACCGATCATGGCGACGGAATTCAGCAGGCGCTCGATCTTATCGGCGGCGAAAATGGCATTGGAGGCGTTGAGATCGAGATTGTAGAGCGCGGCCTGATTGACCTCCTCGAGGTTCCATTCCCAGCCCGAGCCGATCATCGCGAAATCATGGCTGGCGCTGTCGCGCGTCGACTGATTGAAGGGCATGTCCGTGCCAGCAGCGGACAGGAACTTCGCCTCGCCGGCGCTGTCGACCGTGAAGAAGGTCGTACCGGAGGCCCATTCATTGCCTTCGGTGACGACAGGAACATGGAGGCCGTAATTGAAGGTCGGATAGCGCCGCTGATAGATGCGGGTCTCGATGTTGCGGCCCTGCGCAATGACGAAGGAATAGGCCGCCTGGGCATCGGCGAAATGATGTCGAACGAATTGATTCATGGATTAGGCGCTCCTGTGCTTGAGCGAGATTTCGACGATGTCGCCGTTGCCGCCGCTCGTATCGAAGAAACAATCGGGAATGGGGCCGACGATGCCGGTGCCGGCCGCGTTGACGTAGGCGTCGGCAGTGGGGCTGTAATAAACAGCGTCACCATCAGCGACCGTGCCACCCGCCCGCACATACAGCTGGCCGGAGGTCAGGAATGCGCCGGTGACGAAATGCGCGTAGCCGCCAGCCGGAGCCACATCCGGCAACACGGTCGGCGTCAGCACGGCAATCCCAAGGAATTTGCCGCCGGCTGCGTAAGGCGCCACGCCATGATCGGCCAGGCCGCGCTGGACGGGTTGGCCGAACTTGATGCCGGCGGCGTTTTCAACCGTGCGGCTGATCTTGTTGGCGTGTTCCTCCGAAGCGATCTGCCCGTGCAGGCCCTTCCGAGGAGCGTTTCCATAGGTGGTCTGATAAGTCGCCATTGAAGCGTCTCCTTTTCGTTGACCTGATTAAGTGGGATTGGCTGCCAGATGCGCGGACTCGAGGTCGCGAACCATGGCGGCATAGGCAGAGAAGGCTGACGACGCGGACGTCTGCGTTGACGTGATGCCGTCCTTGACCGCATCGGCAAACCGATCCGGCTTGTCGCGCAGACCCTCGGCCAACATGTCGAAACGCGCGTCGATATAGGCTTCCGATCGGCCCTGCACAGCGCTCTCGCCCGCCTTGGCGATAACGACAGCCTTGCGGATCGCCGCATCGGTGAGGCCAGATATCTTGATATTTCCGACGATCGTCCTGGCGAGGCCGATCAAGTCGGCCCGCGCTTCGGCCTTCCGATCAATTTCGGCATCACTTGGAAGCTCGGCTTTCAGAGCATCAAGAATGGCAATGGCCTTCTGGTGTGCAGCTTCAGCGTCGGCCAGTCGTTGCTGCAGCATTGTGAGTATCCCTGCGGCCTGATCGCTGACCTCGATTTCGACGCCGTCGATCATGATTGTCTTCGTGGACATCATTCCTTCCTTGCTCTGGTGATGATCGGAAATGGGACGTGGGGCTGCGAGAGGAGAGCAGCCCCACGGTGCAGCTGCATCGCCGATGCGGACTTTCGAGCCCGCTCGGCCACGGCGCACAATGGCGATATGATTGATGCGAATGTTTCGCTGAACGGCGTCATAGGCTTCGCCTAAAGGTGTCACGCCCGGGGTAAAATCGACCTCACAGACATAGCCGGCCGATAGCTCCTGCTTACCGCTTTCGATGTCCTGAATGGCCGCTTCGTCGCTAACCATCAGCGGCACGCGGAGAAAAATACCTTCCCCGGCGATCTCGTCACCAGTCTGGCCGACCGAGTACTTCTTCCAGTTCTCCGACGTGACCATTTCCGGCGGATGTTCGTTTGTCACCGGTCGGTGAGCGGCGCTTTTCAACGTATCGTCGGAAAAGACCTCGGCTCCAGGCCGGTAGATTCGCACGGCATGCATCTCGGGTCTGCCGATCTCGACGCCGCTGTAGCTTTGAATGCCCGTCCGGGCGATCCGGGCATCGGCGACAAGATAGCCGTCCCCGGTCCGTCGCGTTCCCGCGACAGTGACAATGTCAGTGAAATTCATCTTGGGGTTTCTCCTGGTCGGAGCCGACTGAGGTTTAGAGTGGGAAGTTGCGGCCTATGCCGAAGCTGGGTTTGCCGTCGGCTGCGCGGACACAGCATTGAGTCAGTTGGTCGAAGCGGAAGCCGGGTTGGGCTGATTGGTCTTTTCCGATTGATCAGGCGTTTTCATCGCCGCCTCCAATCCGGGTAGCGATCCGTCCTCGACGAAAGCATTCACCAGTGCTTCACAGAGCGCTTGTCGCCCGATGATCTCCTGACCCGCTGCAGACCCGAACAACGCGCGTGCCGCGTCCGCCTTCGTCTTGAAGATGTCCGCACGCTCCTTTTCGCTCATCTGCTCCAAAGGCGCCCAGGTGGAATAGATAGCCGGATCGCAAGCACCGGTCGCAGAGCGAATAAGGCACTCGTCGAGCCGCACCATTGCGGGCGTATAGTCGAGCTCCTGGATCGCCTGGATCCGGTCGTGATAGTTCTTCATGTCGGCAGCGCCGGTAGCGTTCATACCGGCGGGTGATTGACCCAGCAATCGCGTTACCGGGATATCGGCGGCGCCGGCGACGATCTGCATGAAAGCCATAAGGATGTCGGTGAGGCCAGAAAGCGGCGCGCTCTTGCTCTCGTATTCCTCCTCAGCATCGAGGATCAGCGTTCCGTTGACGCCCTTGATGGCATTGGCGAGCGTATAGCGGCGCAGCACAGCATCCTCGTAGGCCTGATTGCCGATATTGGTCTTCGCCTCGAAGACGAGGCTGGCGATATTGGCTGCCGTGCTATCCGCATTCTTGATCGCATCGAATGTCGCGGCGAGCACGCTTTCGCCCCAGGCATGATTGCCCATTCCGCCAAAATCTTCATTCGGCGTCATGGCGCCCTTGAAGATGACCAATCGCGACGGATGGATAACAACCTGGGTCCCGTTTGCGCCAGTCAGTGTGTAGAATTTCGGTTTGCCATACCATTCCGAAGCCGGATCGCCGTCCATGTCCCCAGCGGCCAGCTGCCGCCGCGTCAATACGGTCAGGTGCCTCAGACCGCCCTTGCGAACTGCCTCCAAATCAAGAGGCATTGCTAGATCGGAATCATCCGTCCCGATGAACAAGGCAGCACCACCGAAGAGGCGTGCTTTCGTGGACGCCTCCAGCACCTTGCCGCGCAGATTGAGCCGGCGCTCCTCTGCTTCGATCAATCCGATTTGATCGGCCGCCGCTTGCCAGTTTCGCCACTTCCGGCAACTATCCAGTGCCGGAATGTCTATGATCTTTCGCGGCAGCCAGGAGCCGCGATAAGCGGCGATAATCTGCTCGTCTGCCAGGATCGGTTGCGCATAGAAAACCGAAGCCGCCTTGTCCCTTTCCGTCCCCATGCGGGACGCAAGGCTCACCAGTCCGTCGCGAACCATCGAGAATATCTGCCCCATGGATTGTCCTTTGATATCGATGTGATGAAAGGCCCGTGCCAGCGAGCCTAGAAATTCGTGAAGCTGAAGGAGGAACTCAACGCAAGCTCATTCAGAGCATCGGCAAAAGCATCGACCTGGTCGTCGAACTGCCCGTTCGGAAAGGCGCAGATCTCATCCAGAAATGCTTCGTTCCAGTCTCCACGCAGCAGTTTGACGTTTCCGGCTTCCGCCTG